TATGAATCGGGCGATGCGCGTGATGGAGATGAAACACCGAATTCAAGAATTAGCGGTCCCGATAGCCTCGGCTGGGACCGCCGGACCTCATGCACCCTGCCCCACTCAATCAGGGCACTCAGAGCTGTAGCGTGCATGTTGTAAGGACCTGTGATCCATGGCGAACAGATGCTGTTTGACGCTGTGAGTAGGAAGCTCGAAGCCCACACCGAAGACGACCGGCCAGCCCTGCAATCAGCGGCGGGTAACTGGCCAACACCGATGACGCAACAAACCCAGGCCGTCGCCAGCAGCGGGCCTGGGCTCACAGATTTCCTCGATGACCTTGGCGACAGGGTCATCCGGAAAATCAAACAGGAGCAACCGCCATGAGCAAGGGAGTGGTGATCAAGTACGACTGCGGGCAGTGCGGAGAGCGGCACGATCATGAAGATGGCGCTATCGAATGCTGCCAGCCGGAGATCGACACCGTTTACATCTGCCCCATCTGCGACAAAGAGCACGACAGCATGAAGGTCGCAGAACAGTGCGTTCTGGCTCACGCAGATCTTGAGGGCGCGGATTGCGAGCATTGCCCGAGCTGCATGCGTCCAGCAGAAACAGCGCAACTCAGGATTGAGATTGCAGTGGCTGGACATTGCAGCACCTGCAACCCGATCTACTCGGCCGAGCAGAACCTGCAGATCAAATACGCTCTTGAGCCAAAAGAGCTTTGAACAATCAGCGCCACGACAGCCTGTCGTTAACTGCCCGAGGCCCTGGTACTCCCCAGCACCAGGCTGCATCGGAGATCGCTCGGCTGACTGCCCCGAGATAGCAGGGTGGCCACCTTTACCCGAGCCAGAGCGACGAACAACGCGGCGAAGACGGTTTACTCGTCAGTCAGATTCGAGCGATCTCCGATGCAGGTTGGATTTTGGCCCAGCTACAGTTATGTCGGGTGCCGCACCCTTCCCCATTTTAAGGACTCGACTATGAAAGTTAAGGACATGATCGCGCAGCTGCAAAAGCTTGATCCAGAACTGCACCTGCTGGTGCTTTGCGAGGATTCAGATGTTTTAGAGAAAGGCCAAGGTATTCGAATTTTCGAGCCCGACTCGGCGGACATGTTTTTCGCCAAAATGAGCCGAGATTCGAATCACAAGGCCCGGCTGGAAATCACCGCTGCTGGCGAAGGACAAAAGCTGGCAAGCATCAACGTCACGACCGATTTCTAAGCAGCACCCCACCGATATCAACGACTCGCCGCCGTAAGCGGCTCCCAATCTTCCCACCTCTACCCGTCAGCACTCCTCCCCCGCGCCCATCGGCAACCAGCGGGAGGCATGAGTGTTGACGAATACAGGTGAACAACCACTGAGGTATCAGCGATGTGCGATTGCAGACAGAACACAGAGCGCCGCTTGCTTGAGGCGCTGCCAGCTCAACTACCGGAAGGCCACAAGAACCTAAGTGCGCGCCTGACTGGCTACGCAATCATGCTCGGCGACGGGGTGATGGTGTCCCGCCAAGTGATGCCGATCGACATCACGTATCAGCTCCCGACCAAGGCTGGCGTCATAAAGGACAAGAAGCAGTCCATGAGCATGCAGGCCAACTACTGCATGTTCTGCGGCGAGAAGTACGACAAGGACGAGCCGGAAGCAGCCGTCGCCTAACCCCAAACACTGGAGGTCGCCATGGCCCGCACTTACGAATATTGGACGGTCAAGGGCGGCGAGGACGTTGCCATCAGCCTGACCGTTGTCTCTTTCTCGGCCTCGAAAGGCAACTTCAGCTCGCAGGCCGCTGATCCCGATGAGTATCACGGGCACTGCGAAATCGAGTGGGAATCGAAAGACGACACCAGCTTCATGACTGAATCTGAGATCGCCTCGATGGAAGAGTGGCTTGTGAATGAGCATTCCGAGTACCTGGCCGATCAGGACTACTACGACTAACCCGCCACCCTGGAGGCGACTATGAACGCAGCATTGAAGATATGCCAGGAGCGTTTCGACGCTCAGTTGCCTCCAGAGGTAAGCGAGGCGAGCGCGGAGCAGGAGTGGCTGGAACACTCGGCGGAACAGTTGGTGTGCGGCATGGACATCAAGTGGAAGCGCCGGTACGGCCAGCAGCAGGTGGTGACGTTCGACCGGTTCTGCACGGTCCTGCAGGGTCACCTAAACCAGCGCCAGATAGACGGCCTGGACGAGCGCGACTCACTTGCTCGGCTGTTCCTGTCCTCAATCCTTGGCAGCCAAGCGGACTCACGCGGCCACGCCGCGGAACTGATGGGCGAACAGCGCCCCATCGAAGCCGCCGAGCGGATCGCCATGGAACTGCTCAAGCCTTACGCCGCCGACGCGGTTGCAGCAGAACGGGAAGATCTCGAAGACGACGTGGATGGTGACCTATGAGCGCTCACATCCTTATCGACGACGCGCTAGAAAGCCTCAAGCACGCAGCAAGCACTCAGGAAGAGGCGGTAATTGTTCAGCGGATGATCACTCAGTTCCTCGTTGATCAGTCGCTAACCCTCAAAGAATTCGACCACTACTGCGCGCGCCTCAATAAGGTCTCGCGCAAGGAGGCAGCATGACCACTGCACCGGTTAAATCACTGATCGACGAACAGATCGCCGAGATCGAACGCAGCCTGACAATCCTCGGCGCCGGCCTGCCGCGAGACCTGCCTGTGTCGGCACTACCGCCAAAGCTTGCTGCTGCGATCAAGGGCGGGCGTATCGCGGTGAGGGTTCGTCATGGATGACCGTGAAATGCTCTATTTGGCCGCCGAAGCTGCTGGCCTTCGTTGCAACGGCCATTACCCAGACAAGAATGGTTACGTGTGCTTGAGCAGCCATACCTTTTCGTCTGGCTGCTTTAGCCCTCTCGATTTCAATACCGGCCACGCTTTTGTTCTTCAGGCGCGCTTGGGAATAAGCATCGACATGAACGTGGTGACTGAGCGCGGCTTTCAGACTGGATGGGTTCAGGCTTATCACGACGATGGTCAAGCTTGTGAGGACGTGGTTGGTGGTCGTTCCGAGTCTGCCATATGCAGGGCCATAGTGAGGGCTGCTGCGAAGATTAGAGAGGCGCAGCAATGACCACCCGCCAGCGCACCCGGCGCCTGCTCATCTGGCGCGGCTCTTTCTCTGCCCTCTCCGTCTGTACCTTCCTGATGTTGCTCAGCGCCCTCGCTGATCGAATCACCCAGTAACCAACACCTTCAATCGCTGCGAGCATCGCGGCAAGGATTCCCCATGTCCGCAGAACAACAACTGGCGATCCTGCCAGCCAAAGAAGTAGCCCTGGCAGTATTCAGCGCGCCTAACGGCCTTGATCCATACCTGCAGAGCGTCCGGGAAGAAATCGACAAGTTCAATGCTTCAGCGCCCGACGTGAAAACCAAGAAGGGCCAAGCCGCGTATCGATCGATTGCCTACAGCCTTGCAGGGTCAAAAACGAAACTCGACGATCTGGGCAAAGAACTAGTCGCCGAACTGAAGGATATCCCGAAGAAAATCGACGCCGAGCGCAAGCGTGTTCGCGAGCTGCTTGGAGCATGGCAAGAGGAAGTGAGAAGGCCGCTGACTGAATGGGAAGCCGCCGAGCAGGCTCGCAAGGATCGGCACGTCGATGCTGTACAGGCAATTGCGGATTTTGCCCTGGATCTGTCGGATGTCACCGCCGCGGTACTGCTTGAGTCTATCGCCTCGGTTGAGGCGGTGAAGATGGGCGAGCACTGGGAAGAGTTCGAGGCTGAAGCTGCCCGCACCAAGGATCAGGTTCTGGACAAGCTGCGCGCCACCCTCGCCGCCCGCCAGAAATATGAAACCGAACAGGCTGAACTGGTCAGGCTGCGCGCCGAAACAGAAGCGCAGGCTCAGCGCGAGCGTGACGCCCAGATCGTCCGAGAAGCAGAAGAGCGTGCCCGCCGTGAAGCCGAGCAGCGCGCACAGGCCGAACGTGATGCTGCAGCCAAACGCGAAGCCGAAGCAAAAGCTGCCGCTGATCGCCGGGAGCTGGGGTTGAAACTTGCCGCCGAGCAATCGGAGCGTGCCGCCGCCCAGGCTGCCCGGGAAAAGATTGAGGCCGAACAGAGGGCAGCTCAACAAAAGATCGACGACGAACGCAGGCACCAGCAGGCGCTGGAGCAAGCAGAGGCCGACCGAGCCGCCGCTGTCCGGCTTGCCGAACAAGAACGTATTGACTCGGAACGTCGCCAAGCTGAAGCAGCCGAGCGAGCGAGACTCGCAGAGATCGCCCGGGCAAATGCCGCTGCCGACGAGATCAACCGCCAAGCCGCAGCGCGGGAAGCGGACAAGGCGCACAAAGCAAAGATCAACCGCGCCGCGCTGGACGCATTTATCGCCGGCGGTATGCCCGTGGAATGCGCGAAACAGGCAGTCACCTTGATTGCTCAGCGCAAAATTCCAGCCATCGCCATCACTTACTGAGGTCGTCATGAACGAGATCATTCAAATGCCGGCACGCGAAAGCGCCGGCCTTACTGCCGCCGAGGTTCACCGCTTCTCGGCCGTAGAGATTCGCCAGCGCGTTAACCTGGTGCAGGAAGTGATGCAGGGCATCATGAAGCGTGAAACGCACTACGGCACCATCCCTGGAACCCAGAAACCAACTCTGTACAAGCCGGGTGCAGAGGTGCTCTGTGTGACCTTCCGGGTTGCGCAGGAATACCGAATTGAAGATCTATCCGGACCAGGCGTAGCACGCTACCGGGTCACTTGTGTTGGTCGTCACCAGATGACCGGTGTTGCTCTCGGCGAAGGCGTCGGCGAATGCTCGTCCAGCGAAGAGAAGTACAAGTGGCGCGGCGTCATCTGCAAAGCGGAATTGGACGCCACCCCAGAGAACCTGCGCCGGAAGAAGTATTACAAGAACGGCAACACCGCAGATCAGATCCGTACCGAACCGGCAGACCTGGCCAACACCATCTTAAAGATGGCCTGCAAGCGAGCCATGATCGCCATGACGCTCAACGTCACCGCAGCATCGGACATCTTCACGCAGGACATCGAAGACCTTCCCGAGGAGCTGCGGCCACAGGAGCAAGCGCAGGCGCAAAGCCAAAAGGCCACGCCGGCCCCCCATGACCCTGCCCTGTCCGCTCACTGGATTACCCAGGCCGAAGCTGCAATCACGCCCGACGCACTGACAGAAGTTTGGAAGGCTGGGGTGGCTGTCATCAATGACGCCAAGGACACAACAGCCTACGACCTCTTCAAGGCGGCGGTGGTGGCATGCGGAGTGAAGCTGAAGGGCGCCGAAGAAGCCAAGCCGGAAAGCGAGGCTGTCGCAGACCAGCAGCCCGAACCACCAGCCGACGAAGAAGTTGAATTTGAGGAGATCCCAGAATGATCATCGTGAATTGCGCGCAGGGGTCGGAAGAGTGGCACCAGGAGCGAGCCGGAGTTATCACCGCCAGCATGTTTGGAGACGCTCGGGCCAAACTGAAGTCAGGCCCGAACAAGGGCGAGCCAACCGCCAAGGCTCAAGATTACGCCTTCCGCCTGGCTGTAGAACGTATCAGTGGCAAGCCGCTGGATGGCGGCTTTGAGACCTGGCAAATGCGCCGGGGGCATGAGCTGGAACCCCAGGCTCGCATGGAGCATGAAGCTCAAACTGGTTTGATTGTCACCCAGGTCGGACTGGTCAAAACCGACGACGGCGCATTTGGCGCCAGTGCAGATGGCTTCATCGGCGAAGATGGCGGCTCGGAGTACAAGTGCTTCCTCGCCCCTGAAAAACTGCGCTCGTTCCATATCGACAATGACGCCAGCGAGATCATGGACCAGGTACAGGGGTGCATGTGGATCACAGGTCGCAAGTGGTGGCACATCGGGATGTACTGTCCGGCCCTTGAATCGGTCGGACGCCAGTTGTGGTGGCAGGAATTCAAGCGCGATGACAACTACATCGACAAGCTTGAAGAGGAGCTTTGGGAGTTCAAGCTGCTGGTGGACGGATATGAGGAGAAACTGCGGAGTAAAGCAGCATGATCAGCAACCACCTAAGCCTGGTAGAGCAGCACCGCCAGCACGCCGACTCAATATCTGAACGCACCGCGCAGTTCCTGGCCGGCGGCGGAAACGTTTCCCAGGTGCCGAGCCTGGCGGGCAATCTGATCCCTCCCAGGCGATCTACGAAGATCGATCCCGAAACCATCCTCAAGCGCCGCAAGCCGCCCATCACCCGGGCCGAGCGTGCAGCGCTGCGCAAACTCGCGGAGGCATTATGAGCAAGCGCAAACCCCACAACCTCAAAGCCCGCATTGACCGGTCCTGCCGGTCCCTGCTCGCCGCCAACCACGTAGCGGTGGTCAACATCGACCCCAGCGGCCGCCAGGGCATGATCAATTACAAGTCGCTGAAGAACATCGCGCCCGGGAAGATTGGCCAGGCCGTCTGCGGTATCCCCCACCGCTGGACGATCTACCTCAGCGCGCTTTGCATAGACGCTCGCGGCGACCGCTACAGCAAGTCGGTGGAGGTGGCGCCCGATGGCGTTTACCTCTCCGACCACCTGGAAGACGTGATCGAGCATTGCTACAAGAAGCTGCGCGA